ATGGATAACTCTTATATGGTTAAAGAATTGCATTACTTAGACGAACAAGGAAAAGAACGACCTTTTTATATGTTATCTAAAAAAGTGGCTATCGGTTTAATTATTGCTTACACAGGTCAAAAAGCTTTTAAAGTTCGCCTACAAATTTTAGACCGATTTGACGAATTAGAAAAAGAACAAGTAGACAAAAAGAAAGTTTTCGCTGGTTCTAAAGGTGGATATAAAGGACAATTTGAACGAGTTAAAGCAGAAAACGAAGATTTAAAATTAAAAGTAGAAGAACTAGAAAAACAAAATCAAGAATATTTAGATTCTGCCTTAGATTCCGAAACAAAATTAAATATCGCTCTTAAAGGAATGTTGAAAATTGCAGAGGCTATCGCAGAAATTCAAAATAAATAAACTTTTTATTTGACAAACAGAAAACATTGTGATAATATATATAATATCAATAAAAAAAAGGAGAATTACATTGAAAAATATTACTAGAATTATGTTTGCACTTTGTATTGTTAACGTATTTCTTATTCTGTTTTGTTTATTTAACTTACAGAATATCGGATTCAATTTATTTTTACTAGCTATTAATTTATTTTATATCTGGTATTGGTTCGACGAAATTTAAGGAGATAACATGAAAAAATTCGACATTACATTATTTCTAATTAACTTAGGTATTACCGCTTTATTCTCATTAGGTGGTATTGGTCTAGTTTCAGCAATTGCTACAGCGATTTATAGAATATTCCAATATAACACGTTATTAGGTATTGCTGGTCTTGTTTGGTGGGTTTCTGTAGTAGGTATCGCTGCTTATTTCACTATGAAAGAGGATAAGTGATGAAATTTTACTATGTAGCACACGAATTTAACCAAGAGAAACCAGTTAAAAATGTAGGTGGTAAGCGATTAGCTTATTATACTAAAAAGCGTTTAGCTGTCACTCAATGCAAACAATTAAATAGACATTGGCAAGAGCAAAGCGAAAACTGGGGGCAAAAAGATAAAATATTGCCTAAGTTTATTTACAAAGTATATTGCGTAGAATCAGAACCACAGGAGGTAACAAGTGACTGACGTATTTGAACGAGTTATAACAGCCACAGACCTAAAAACACAAGATAAATTTAGCGAAGAGAATAGCTGGTTAGTTGAGGGTATTGTCCCAGTTGGGCAAGCTGGTTTAGTAGTAGCTCCTAGTAAATCGTTTAAGTCTAGTGTTACGCTTAATATGGCGATTTCAATCGTACAAGGTAAAGAATTTGCTGGATTGAAGACCAAAAAAGGTAATGTATTAATCATTGCAAACGAAGATACGCCATTTGTATTACACCAACGTCTAAACGGTTATGACGACGAAATGGACGGTTTGAACTTCCTTACTGGCGGTATATTTAAGCTAGATAGAGCTGACCACATGAACAGTCTATACGCTTATATCTTGCAGAATGATATTAAACTTGTTATTTTCGATAACTTGAAAGATATGTTATCTAGTCCAGATACTTTAAACGACATGACACGAATGAACGACGTTCTGCACAATATAACTAAGCTTAAACTTATATTTGAAGACGTTACTTTCATGCTTATTGCTCATGCTAGAAAGTCTGTAGCAGATGAAAGTTTGGATAACAAAGAATTTCGTGTCCGTTCTACTCATGCTTTGGGTAGTTCAGCTCTGGGTGCTTGGTTCGAGTTCTGTTTAGACTTATCTCCTAAGCTTGGTAAACATTCAAGATATTCTATATTAAATGTAGAGGCTCGAAATTTTGCATTTGATAAAGAGCTTTACTTCGGTTATGTGGCAGATAAATTCTTAATGCTAGACCCTAGCAAGGACAAGAAAGAAAAAGAGCCAGATAGCGAATTAGTAGAAGAAGTCAAAAAAGAAACGCCAGAGGAAACGACAAAAGAGGAGGCTACGGCTTTCATGGAAATTTTAAAAGATAGCGGGAAAGTAGAAGAAATTGATAATTAATAAAGAATTACCTTTAATAGTTTACTATAACCCTTATAACAGCTCTTATCATATTGCTGGCTGGAAAGCTTTTGAAAAGTTTGATAAAAAAGAAGATTATATCCCAGTTTTATATACTTCTAGTTTTCCCCTTGCAAACATAGCGAAATCAAATCTTAATAATTTAAGTAATTAAAAAAGCACTTTTTACTTGACAAACAAAAACAATTTTCGTATAATAGTATATATAGAAATAAAGGAGAACTATGTTGAAAACAATCAAAGTATCGCAAGAACTTAAAGACTTTTTTGAACAAAACGAATTGCAACCACGAGCGTTTTATGCAAATATGGGTTTTAAACTTTGGCGAGAATCCAATAATATCGAACCATACGACAGCAATACCACAGACATTAAAAAATTGAACATTATGTCATATTATATCATGGCAATTCACGAAGACGTAAAAAGTGGCTGGCTAAAACTTGAATCTAAGCAAGAAGATGAATACATTTTACTTGTTCACACTAATGAAAACGCTGGCGAGGACTGCATGCTTTGGAGATACCACTTTTTAACTATTGACGACGTAATGAACGAAGAAGATGATATTAGCGCTATACCGAAATACAAACGTTCACAAATTCCTGAAAACCTCATGAAATACGCTACAAAAGTATACGATAATAAAATTGTAGTAGAGTTCTAATGATTAAAAATTGGAATGATTTTGAAACTAGACGAACCATTAGTCTAGTGTATGCAAAACAAACGGGCGAACTTAATTATATTAATGCTTTAAGTTACTTTGAGTTGCTGCGCAAGTATTATCAAAAAAATGGCTTTCCACCACCTAAGAAAGAGCTTTTCAAAAGTGGAGAACGTAAAGGGCAGCCTAAGCCGTACAGTGACAAAGAACAAAAGGCATTAGAGCAAGAGATAAGAAAGTGGATTCATGAAGAAAAAATTAAAAAATTTAAAGGATTTCGAGCAAGCAATAAAGGCTATACGAGAAGAAATGGACGCTAGAGGAGAAACTAAGCTAAATTTCTATAAAGGCGACGCTTATTACAACGTTGTCGCTAGTGCTTTCTCTTTCTGGAAAACGGGTTGGTTTCTTATTATGGCTAAGTATGCCATTGATATGGAAACAGTACCGAACAATGGTTATAAAGTAGTAATTTTGGAGGATATGTGACTTTGAAAGAACAGAGTGTATTTGAAAAACTCATTATTTTAAATGTTAATGAGAAAGTAGAAAAAAAGAAAACTGGTAAAGCTGAATTATCTTACTTGTCTTGGTCTTGGGCTTGGCAAGAATTTAAGAAAGTAGCACCTACAGCAACATACGAAATTAAAAAGTTCGAGAACGAAAACGGAATGTTAGTACCATACATTTCAGACCCAGCTTTAGGTATTATGTGTTTTACAGAAGTTACGGTAGACGGAATCACTCACGAAATGTGGCTACCTGTAATGGACGGAGCAAACAAAGCCATGAAAACAGAGGCTTATACTTATAGTACACGTTATGGCGATAAGTCGGTAGAGGCTGCAACAATGTTCGACGTAAACAAAACTATTATGCGTTGTTTAGTTAAAAACTTAGCTATGCACGGTTTAGGGTTATACATTTACGCTGGGGAAGATTTACCAGACCTTACACCAGAACAACAAGAGCTAGAAAACGAAAAAGCTCGCTTACGTCAAATTCAACCGTTGCTAATTCGAGCGTCTAAAGTTGGTTATCCAGAAGACAAAATGGACGACTTGAAAAAAATGACTTATCAAGAAATTGTTGATACAATGACAGCATGGAAAAAGGAGAATGAGGATTGAGACCAGTATTTTTAGACTATAAAGCTAAACCCTATGTAGACTCTTTAATAAAGACCTACGAAGCAATGAAGTTTACGAACCGTACAGAACGTGAAATAGTTCAATATTTCGTAATGGAAAACGTAGCAGTATTTGAGGACGTAAACGGGCTTGACCGCTACAACTTTCTAAAAGCTGTACAAGATAATAATGGCTATGAAATGTTTAGAAACGCCATGTTTATCTATAATATCGCAACAAAATTTATTCCAGTAGAATACACTAAAGCCTAAAAGGAGCAAGACATTGAAAATTATCGAAACAGTAAAAGTAAACGCAAAAAACACACGTACAGTATCAACTAAAGACGGAGACAAATTAGTGCTTTCTATCTCTGCTTATCCATTTGAGGGCTATATCGGTGGTATCTGGTTGCCTCAAAACACTAAAATGGGCGATTTTGTAACTGTGTTCATTGATTCTATCAAGAAAGAAGAAAAAGGCGACAAGACTTACTATAACGCCTCATTCGCTAAAGTTACACCAGAATTTAACTTAAATCGTGATAACAACGAGCAGCAAGCTAATCAAAAACAAGCAGCAGCACAAGCTGACTTATTCGGCGGACAACCTACACAAGCTATGGACGTTACAGAAGAAGATTTGCCATTTTAAGGAGTTGCTATGACACCACAAGAACAAGAACAAATTCTTGATTACCTAGATAAAATGACTTTGTTCGGGTCTGATAAACGACGATTCGACAAAGCCTTTAACTGGGTTGATATCAACGTGCCAGAGCTATTTGAACCAGAATTTAGCCACAATTGCAAGTCACTCATTGCTATTAATGCTTTGAAATTTGGAAAGGTTTACGAGGTTGCGCTTTGAAAACAAAAAGTACTGCTAGAACTAAAGAGCAAGCATTTGACGAAATTAAAGACTTGTACTTTAATACTGATTATGATAATCTTGATTTAATGCAATTCTTTACTAGACTTGGCATGATTATCACTTTAGCAACTGTAGAAGTCACAACAGAAATAAAAGGAGATTAAATGCAACCATTTAACATTAAAGAAGAGTTGGAAAACAAATTAGAACAACTGAACGAGGGCGAAATTAGTTTTAGTGAAGCTGGCGATTGGTTGCACACTTTCGGAGATGATATCTTAAACGAGCTTAATTGGCTACGTGAGATGTTAGAAAAATAATATAATAATAGGAGAAACTGATTTGAACACTTTACGACAATTACACAAAGAACTTAAAGTTAAACAGACGCTTAAAATTTACGTGAATAACACAAATAAAAAATATCGCCAAAACTGGACAGCAGACCAGCAGTTAGGAGATACGACTTACTTAATCGTTAAGCTTAATACACTTTCTAAACACCGCAAGCACAACGAACAATTTGAGATTTTACATGAGCTTATTATTGATTCGCAGCAAAAGAAAGCTACAGAAACACGCTTAAATGTTGCTAAAACACAGTTAGCACAAGAAAAAGCACGGTCTGAACGAGCTACGGAAGTTGTCGCTAAAGATAATCTAAAAAACTCTTATATTGAAACGCTTAAAGAATTTGCTTTCTTCTTAAACACTTATGGAGAGTGCCCACAGCGTACAATTGATTTTCTTGTAAGTAGTGGTATTAAATACGCTGATTACTTAACGCACGAGGGCATTACTTCGGTATTTAAAGACCGCATTAAATGGTTTGAATCAGAACTAACAAAATAAATTAAAAAAATAAGACTTTAGGCTTGACAGCTTAGAGTCTTTTTGCTATACTTATATATAGTAAAGAAAGAGAGAACAAAACAATGAACTTAAAAGAATGTGTAACTTGCGGCAGCCACGATTTCAACGGGAATAAATGCGCTTATTGCGGTAACGTTTATGAAGTTGAAGAAGATACAGACTGCTTAGAAGAATTTGAAGACTACGAACCACTAAATTTTCCAGAAATGGACGAAGTGAGCGACGCTGATTTATTTGTACAAAGCGAAACAGGTCAAAAGATAAGTAAAGCATTGATTTATATTTTAGTATCTATTATCTGGTTTGCTATTACCGTATTCATTCCACCGCTATTTATTTTAACTATCTGTGGTTTGATTATCTGGGGTTGTAAATGGCTTATTAAAAAAGGAGAAAAGAAGTGCTAAGTGATAAAATTAGAGGTTTAATTTGGGACGAACAATGCGACCGTTGCGGACTTGATATTGAAATGGGTTCATTCACAGTTATAAATGACGACAAGAACATGGAATTATTGTTACATGATGATTGTTACGAAGAATTTTTAATAGATTCAATGAATAATGATTGACAAAGTAAAAAGATAATGCTATACTTAGAGAGTATAAAATAAGGAGAACAAATGAAAGTAGATTTTTATCTTACAAAGTACGGTCAACCAGAAATTAAAGAAACATTTTTCTTTTTGGATAACGCAACAGAACAAGAAATAGAGCGAGAATTTGAGCAATGGTGGTATAATGAATTAGATAGAACAGGAATCGAGGGACATTATGAAATACGCTTATAGAATAACACTTGCTGGCACTTGGGAAAAAATAGGACCAGCCGAAACAGTTTCAGAACTGCGTAGATTAAAAGCCGACGCTTTAAGAAAAGGTTATAAATTTGAATGCTGGGAAATAGAATATAAGGAGATAGAGATTTGAATAAAAAAGTACATTGCGCAATTTGTTTAAGAAAATTTATAGCAAAGGGCGAAGAACTTAAATCAAAAGAGCATTTTTGTTCTTGGGAATGCTTCAAAGAATGGAGAGGTTATTAGAATGGACACAGAAAAAGAAACAAGAATACAAGAGTTGTTAGAATTACGTTTAAGAAAGTGGCGTGATATAGAGCGAGCAGAGAAAAAGATAGAACAATTAGAAGATGAAGTAATAGAACACGAAAATGTAGTAGCTTCGATAAACAGACAGCTAGAGGAGTTAAACAGATGAATACAGATTTAGTTATGGATAGAGCTATTGTGATAGCTTTGATTGGATTGGGTCTATATGCTTTCTTTGCATTAGTAGACTTTATTAGAACGAAATGGGGTAAATAATGAAATCTAAATACGATATAATTTACGCTTACGAAAAAGAAGATATTGAGCGCAGACATTGGCAGACACTAGAGGACGCCGTAATTAACTATAAGGCTCATTTAAGACACGCTGACAAATACAGAATACTTGTATTGTGGGACGTAGAGAACCAAGTAGCAATAGCCAGAAAAAGAAGTAAAAGAGCATAAGGAGAAATAATGTATTATATTAAGTGTAAAGATTGCGGTAAAATGATGGGTAATTTTGAAACTAACTTACGATTCGAGGGGGAAAGTGGTTTCTATTGTAAAGAGTGCTATGAAGAAGAAAAAGAAAGACGAGAAGAAGAGAAGACAATAGATAGAATTAAAATGTTCTTTGAAATGTTTATTTTTCTTACTTTAGCCGTTTTGGTAATGTGTACAGTACTTCTGTTCATTCCAATGTTTGGTATATGGTTAGGAGTTCCAGAGTGGGGCGGTTTAGTTTATGCTTTCTTTATTTTGATTGTAGGGGCTAGCATTTCTTACGCTGTAGGGGGTTAAAGTGGCATTACCAGAAGAAATATTAGTATTTATTGCAAAGAATCAGTTCACTAAAGACCCTTACGAAGCTGACATGCTAAATGAGTGCTTAAGTGCTGTAAAAAAATATTACCATAAACACAATGATAATTTACTAGACAAGACATTGAAGATAGTTACAGATAACTTAGCCGAGAACGTAACGGTTAACGCTCTAACGGTTGATAACTTAACGAGTGATACAATAAAGTTGTTACAACCAAAAGAGCTGTTAGAGGTCAAAATAAAGGTTCTTGGAGCTGGTAAAATATCAACAGACGAAAGAGAAAAAGTGAGATTAAGAAAGCTTTATAAATTAATTGAAGAAAAATTAAGCTTATTAGTTGACAAAGAAAAAGAAGTTTGATAAAATAGTATATGTAAGGTTGAGGAAGACGAAAACGTAAGGGCGGAGAGCTGATAAAACGTTTAGTCAGTAACCTCTTAGAGCCAACAGCTAAGGCTGACCTACAAAAAGGAGAACTCATGAAAGAACTAGAATGTTGCGAATGTGGTTTTAAAATGATTTTATGGAAAAGCTACATTGAGGAAATTTTAAAAACAGAGGATTGTGTAGCGTGTCCTGTATGTTGCTGTTATACATTTGAAACTGGAAAAGAGGTTGAAGCATGAAAGAGAATATCAAATTAATCGTTGGTGTATTGTTAGGGTTTGTTGGGTTCATTGGCGTGGCTTACGTAACGTTCTTAGTAGTTACGCTAGTTATGTGGTTATTGGGGGTGGCTTAATGAAAGTATTAAATGAATTAGATATTTGGGCTAAAGGGTTAAAAAGTAGTAGTCCGCTGATTTTAACGGCTAGCGTATACGGAGAAGACAGTCAAGAAGTTTGGTATTTCCCAAGCAAAGACGCAATCGAAGAAGCGCTAGATAGGAGCATGGCATGAAAGATTATAAATATTGGGTAAACGGATATGACGAAGTTTTAGGAGAGTTTAGCATTGGGTTTAAAGATTTTGACGAAGCTGAATTTAACTACGAAGACAAATTAAGCCGTATAAAAGAAAATGGTGGAAATATAGAGTTGCTAGATACTTCGGTAATAAGCTATTTTGACAATTAAAGGAGAAATGATGAAAGTAAAAGAATTAATTGAGAAACTACAAAAAGCAGACCCAGAAAAAGACGTTTATTTTGAAACGGTTGAAGCTTTAGAGCCTATTGACTTTGGTATCTTAGACAGAGAAAGCGACGTTATTTTATATAACTTAGGTTCAGACCATTGCGAAAATAATTGCTGTAATAAGGAGATTTTATGATAACTAATAAACCGCAAGAATTTAAATATTATAATGTAGAATGGTTAGAACAAGATTTTACGGGGTTCTTGAACATTAAAAAGAAACGTTTCTATTTTAAGGACGAAGCATTAGATTATAAAAAGCTGGTAGATAAGTCTAAAATGACTAAAAATTGTACTGTATCAGAAATTACAGAAACACATAAAGTTATCGCTTGACAAATAAAAATAAAGTGGTATAATTAGTAGTATAGAAAAAAGGAGATAACATGAAAGTAGAATTAACACAAGCACAAGCAGACTTTATCGAATCATTTAAAAGAGATGGTTACCCTGATAATGACGAAAAAGTAGAAATTGGTAAAGAGTTTCCATCTTGGGCAAGTACCGCAATTTATAACATTTCTCGCTTTGGTTACGGATTCCCAATGACTGACGGAAAAAGCGAAGAAGTTTCTAGTAGTTTCTTGAACCCAGACCACTACGAAGAATTTAACCATGATTCAAAAGCTTTATTGATTAGCGGTGTAATTAATGGCTATACAGTCAAAAAAGAACGATTTGTTATGTATCTTGATTTCACAGATAACACAGTCAGCAGAGCGAAACGTCGTTTGTACTACGGTAGCGACCACCACGTAACAGACAAAGGAACAGCTACAGTATTCCCTACTTTTGGAGTTTCAGAAGAAACACTTATGGCAGAAGGTTGGAGAAAAGAGGTGTTATAATGTTATTTTGTCCGAATTGTCACAAAGGAAAGTTTGAGAGTGAATGGGGAACATTTTCAGCAATTTGTAAAAGTTGCGAAAACGAATTAAAGGATAAAACATTGGTAAAACTTGAAGCGTGCGCACTGTGTGACGTAGAATATTTAGCGAAAGAAATGGATATCTTTCAAAGTAAATTCATCTGCAAAGATTGCATTAAAGAGCTGAAAGAGGAGTTTTAAAGTGAAAAAGACTTTTGAAGTAGCAATTCATTGCAAAAGTTGCGAAGTTGACGACAAATTTTATTATGATAGCTTTACTGACGCTGTACAAATGTGTTATAACTGTCATTGCTACCATTTTGGACACGAAGAAGAATTTCAGCAACTATATAAAGTAACAAAAGAAAAGATTAATTGGTGGGAATAAGTGGATACTAACAAGAATAAACATTATACAAACGAACACGGCATGGAGTTAAAAGACTTCATGAAAAAATTCATGCCAGAACTTTGGGAATCAGCTTGCTATTGGTCTGCGCTAAAATATAATGTACGAGCTGGCAAGAAAGCAAACGAATCGTTAGAAAAAGACTTAGGCAAACGTACCGACTATATCAATGAAATTGTAGAGAATAACAGTGTAGAAGACTTTAACTTGATTCTAGCTGACATTGACGCAATTAAAGCACGTTTTGAGGCTTGGACAGGAGAGTAAATGAAAGTTACAGAAACGATTGAAAAGGAATTTCAGCCAGACAGAATAGCTTTAACTAGGATAAGCGACGGAAAATTTAGAGTAGGTTTCTTTGAAGAAAGGGATTACTTAAACTTTGGCGGAGAACAGTTTATGGAAAGACACTCTAAAGATTTTGATAACTTATCAGACGCTTGCAACTATTTCAGTTTATATCTAAAGGAGCTAGAGAAATGAAAGTAAAAGAATTAATCGAAGAGCTTAAAAAGTTTGATGAAAATACAGAAGTACAATATGATTATGATTGTGGTTACCAAACTGTGTATATAGAAAAAGTTAGCTTAGAACACGAAGATTATACAAAAGATAAAAAAGAAGTAGTAGTTTTATATTAAAAAATAAAAGTTTATCCTTGACATGGGTAAGCTTTTTTGTTATAATAATATATGTAAGGTTGAGAAAGCAATAAGACAAGGGCGGGGAGCTGATAAAGTCTTATTACAGTAATCTCTGAAAGAATAACAGCTTAGTTCAAATCTTATATAAATAGGAGGTATAAAGATGATTAAGGACGCACTAGAGTGGATATATTGCTTTATCGGAATAACATTTCTTATATTATGGCATACAGGGGCTTTATTTCTTGGAGCTGTAATTGGAATAGCTTACTTAATGACAAATGTTTTTTAAAAAATAAAAGTTATTACTTGACAAAATAATCAAGACTTGGTATAATAGTCTTATAGAAATAAAGGAGAATAAGAAAATGAACGAAAAACAAAAACAAATCAAAAAAGATTACATTAAATTTAGAGTACAATATAGTTTGAAGAACTGGGGAAAGCTTAAAGAACAAGGTAAATCAGACAGACAAATTTACGGAGAAATAGACAAAGCAAGCAGAAAAGAATTTGGTGGAAATTTACAACAGTTAATGCTTGACAATAAATAAAAAATAAAGTATAATTAATATATAAAGTTAAGGAGAACAACAAAATGAAATTTATCAAAAAATTAATCGCAAAACATAACGCAAAACGTGAAGAAGAAATCCAAGACATTATGAACGACTGGGAAAACGAGGGGGCATTTGAATAATATGTACTATGTAGCTTATAACCCAATGACAGAGGAAAAATTAACATTTAACACAGGTAACGCAATGGCAGACTGGTTCAAGATTCCACGACAAACGATTTATTATTGGTTGCGTGAGGGTAAACCAGTACTTGAACTAATGAGCCATGAGGTAGAGCGTGGCATGTACGACAAAGCTAAGAAAGCGCAAGCTAAACTAAAAGGCTTTGAAATTTATAATAGTAAGGAGTGGGAAGAATGAAAAAATATAAATCACGTTGCGAGGCAACAGGGAAATATAAATATGGTAAAAAAGGAGCTTTGTATAAGATTATTGAAGCACAACACGAACTAATTAAAGGTGTAGGTACTAAAAAGAAACCTGTTCGCTCATATTATTGTCATCACTGCAAAATGTATCACTTGACAAGTCAGCCGCAATTCAACGTATATACAGGAAAAATTGGAAAATAAGGAGATAACATGAAAATTCCGTGGAGATTAAAAGAACAAATTGAAAACAGAAAGAACACATTGGTGTTAGATTTAGCTAATTTTGACAAGAAAATTAAAAACGCTCAATTGCTTATCGAGGACTTGCAAGATGAAAAAGAGCGAACAATAAAAGAATTAAACGAATTAATGGAATTTGTGAAAGAGGTCGAAGAATGAAATTTAGCTTATTTATGACTTTACTAGAGTTTGTACCAGACAGAACAAGGTTAATCTGTAATAGGCAAGTACTCGGAGACTATAACGGTAAAGAGTCATTTTGGATTGATAGTAATGTCCAAAATATGAAAGTTAAAGTAATTGAAGTTAGTCATTTTAATAAGAAAGTTACACTAGAGGTGGTAGAATGATACTAAACGAATACACATACAAAATTAACACGTCAGCTAACCCAAAAGGGACAGCGACACGAATCGCATGCAAATTAAATCAAGACGACCCATTTAATTACTATACTATTATTTATAGCATGAGCGAGGGTTATTTAATTGAAAAATTTGGAATTAAAGGGATGGTGTAAGATGAACGAACCAGAGTTTATAGATTATTTTGTAGTTACTGATGAAAATTTGAAGAAACGAGCCAGACTTTTAACTCTTATGGTAACGTTTAGAAAAGAGTTCAAGACTTCGTACGAGGCTAGAAAATACATGATAGAAAGTATTATGGAAAGCCCAGATATAGAACAAAACTTTAGTTTGACTATTGTACGCAGACCTAACCCGAAATACAAACTAGCTGAAAGAATTGAAGAGCTGGAAAAAGAATTAAAAGAGAAAAAGGAGCTATTGGCGCAACATGATTAATATTGTAAAAACTTTCTGGGAAAAAGAGCAAGAGTATGTAAAAGAAACACAAACGAGCGAACTAGCTTATTACGGTTATCTAGTTTCTAACTATGGCAAATCAACTATGTTTTACCGTATTAGAGCTAAAGGTGGCTTGCCTCATATCCGTTTTATTAAAGAGTTTCGCAATTTCTTGAATGATGATGAAACTTTCTTATATATCAATTACTGGCTTAATAAGCACCCACAAGACGACGACGCCGAAGACTTCGCTAGTGATATCTTATTGGACTTGCATATTAGTGAAGAAGTTCGCCAATATATCAGAATCAAACGTAAAGAACAACGAGAAAAAATGTACTTAGCTATTGACAAAGAAAATAGCTTGTGATAATATAGAGGTATAGAAAAGGAGATAACATGAACAAATTCGTAACTGTAGAAATTTCTAAAGGACTTAGCGACGCAATCAAAGATATTGACATGCTAGGAGAGGTTAGCGCTTATTGGAGAAGTATAGATTCTAATAAAGTCGCAAATGAGCTTGACGAGATTAAAGACGTGCTAGGGTTTAAATGGGGTTCGCAAGCGCTAATGTATCTAGTTGCTACAAAAGCTTATAAAACAAAAGAACCTATGTATTATCTAACTAAGACGTTTATGATTGACGGTATTGAAAAGACTTTCTATAAAGAATATGGAAATGACTTAGTAACAGATAAAGTAAACGCATTAATGTATACAGAAGAAGAATTAAAGGAAATGCCAATGTTCACAACAACCTACAATAAAGAGGAGGTAAAATGATTAAATACTACTATTTATATAGCACAGAGCTAAAAAGGGGTGTAAATGTCAAATATAGTGCTAGTGGAGCTTTAATTCTATATGCTAAACAATCAAGCGCCCAACGTGCTTTAGATTACGCTTTAAGGCATAAACACAGCGAATATTTTAAAGAAATGTCAAAAACTCTTATTATAAAGGAGGTTGAACTTTGATTAAAAAATATTATATCGAAGAAGAAGACGGCAAAGAAGTAAAGCGCAAGTTATCAACTACTAATGACTTACAAGACTTATCTAATTTTAGTAAAGAAGAAGTTTTAGATATGTACTATCAGACGTCAGCAGAACTATATTCCAAAGCTCGTAAGATTAAGCTATTAGAAAACCACTTAGAAAAAACAACAAGTGGTGTAGTTATGGACGAAGACGAACATAATATTATAACAGACGCTGGAAACAACGTTATAGAAACTATTGAAACGTTAATGAACTAAGGAGAAACCATGACACCAGAAGAATGCAAAAAAGCTCAAAGGCTTATCCTAAGCGTTATCGGTAGTAATTTAGAACAGATAGCCACATACGAATTTATGTTTAGAAATAATCATAGTACAGGTTTAGGCAAATACATGATAGACTATTACAAAGAGTGGAATGAGGCTTTAGAACGTCAATTCAAACATAATAGTCTGTTCATTAAACAAGGTAACTTAGAGTTAGTTAAACCACTTGGCAGACGTGAACCACCAGAATTTTACGAGGGCTTATAATGGAAATAGAAATCAAAGAAACGGTAAAAGTCAGCGAGATTCATTTATGTTTAATGCCTGACGGTAAGCCAGAAACTGTAGTTAGATTCGTAAGAGAATATGGCGATATCATAGAACAAGTTAGATTGCCAAGTCTAGAAGACGCATTAGAATATATCAGGAAACAAGGAGAATAGTTATCATTTTACTTACAGACCCGACATTAGTATCAATTAACCACATTCAACAAGCTCATAAACAAGCTGATAACGGCTTTAATGATATTGTGGCGCAATTATACAAAGAAGAGTTTAGCAAGCAAGAGAAAGCAAAAGAAGAGCATTTAAAGCAAGCTAAGGAGAAAGCAATTGCAGAAGAAACTAAAGAGCGTGAACGATTGGAAAAAGAAGCTAGTGAAGCTAGAGCAAGAGAACAAGCTGAACGAGATAAGCAATTGGATAGAGAGCGAGTTGAACAAGAGGCTTTACAGAGAGCAGAAAGCACTAATAACACTAATGTACAAGATACACCAAGCAACGCTGTACAAGCTCCTGAAACCCCTGTACAAAGTACAAGCTCTGTTATTGGCTCGGATTGGTCTCAAGTTAGTCCAGAACAAGCAAGTCAATACATGTCAGCCAGAACAAATGTTCCCGCTAGTACGTGGCAAGCAATTATCTACGCTGAATCGACTAACAACCCGTATGTCACTAACAGAATCGGTTGTTACGGATATTTACAGCTCCACCCTGTCCACGGGAATGTAAGCGGAATGACACCGCAACAGTATTTAGATACAGCTGTAGGAGTATTCAATAGTCAAGGACTTAAGGCATGGGAAGTTACTACGAATGGAATGGTAGGATAATGAAAACTAAAGTAAAAATAAATACTAAAGGTATTGAGCTAACCAAGTATTTAAAATCAGAACAAAGTACAAGAGATTTTGCTTACTGCATAGCTCACGAGATAGAGTGGAACAGCTTTTTAACTAAGTTAGGTTTAATCAAGTATGAATATATTACAATTGATGAACCTTTAGACTTGACAAGTTTAAAATAATTTGATATTATAGGAATATAGAAAAGGAGATAACATGAAAACAACAACTAAATCAATGCCCGTATTTGAGGTATCAGCAGAACTAGCAGAAACACTTACACTTTGGAAAAATAATATTTCTGGAAAAGGTTATAACGATTTTTCAGAGAGTGAAAAGCAAGAACTGATTGACATTTTCCGTAATTGCGAAGACAGCGAGGACGGAGTAGACCGTAGCGTATTCTCTATCGTAGCATATTTGTTGAGTACACAAAACTTTGTCGCTAAAGAAAAAGAATACCGTGTCATTTTGCAAAACAATACCAAAGACGAATATTGGCGCTATTACTTCGTTAAAAAAGACGGTAAGTTAGATTATACTGACGACTTTGAAGATATTCCAGTATTAAAAGAATCAGAAGTGCCAGAACAATTTAAAGCGTTCATGAAAGAGGTGTAATATGGAAATCAAACTAAAAGATAACGCTATTGTATCAATTGACGACGCAGGGTACAGCGAAACAGCTGGTTTCTGTGAAACTTGTTACTACGAAGAATGGATAGACGCTGTGAAAATTGAATTTGTAGACGGTACAGTAACAACGCTAGACTACGTAGCTATTAAACCTTTCTTAGATTTTGTCTTTACAGGACTAGAAAATGGCACGCTTAAAGGCATGACCGAAGAAGAATTTATCAAAGAAGCGAAAACAAAATAACAAAAAAGAAAAACCTTAGCTTAATTGCTAGGGTCTTTTTTTATGCTTAGAATTTGATAAACTGCGCTGGGTACAATGAGAACCACAAGTTAGCTTGCTCTTGCGTTTTAGTTTGAGTTGGGATGTTCTTGCCTGTAATCTCTTTGAACGTTCCTTGATAGTGTTCCCATGCTAATTTAGCGTTGTTCCCTTTTGGGTCTTTGTTAGCAAATGCAATAGTGCGAACTCCGTCGAATAAATAAGTAGCGCCTTTTCCGTTAATGTTGAATGCAAAAATCATATTGTCTTGACCTTTCTTTGGTAAGTTTGGTTTAATGTCTTCGTTATCGTTTCCGCCAGCAGCAGAGCCTGTAACGTCTTTTCTAAATTGTTCTAGTGTGATACCCCATTTAGTGAGGTATGGCAGCGGGTCTACGTGGTCAGAGCCATTAGCTGGTTGGTGTCCTGTACAATAGTTATGTGTTTTGATTCCTTGTAAGTCTGTTGTATCAACTGTAACAGGTAAGCCAGCTTGTGTAGCTAAGTCTTTGAGTAATTCACAATAGATTTTATAATCTGCCATGAACTCTTCTTTTGTAGCATGAGATTCAATAAGTTCGACTGCTGCGTAAGTTTCAGCGTTCCAACCTCCGCCAACGTCCC